GAATTCAGAGGCAAGACCGTAGAGTTGCTCGTACTTGGCCGCCACGCCTCCAACTTCCCAGCCGTCCGCCGTCCACTTGACCTTGCGCGGGAATGGCGTTGACCTGTCGAAATAGCACGCCACGGGGATATGCCACTCGTTGCCATCTTCCAGGCGCACTGTGTGGCCGCCCATGGCGTCGTCGCGCAGCAAGTCCTTGGGCCCGGGCGGTGCATCAGTGACGTAGCCAAGCCACGTCTCGGTGCCGGGGATTTGCGTCCAGGTCTGCTTGTTAGGGTAGAAGCCAATGTTTTGGGGAACGTCGGAGCCGTGCGGCACCACGGCGAAGGTCACACCAGACTTGCCACCCGGGCCGTTGCTGGCTGAGCGCGCAGGCGTGTTCGCAGGGGCCAAGTAACCAAGCCCAACCTTGCCGAGATCATCGGCGGCCATACCGCCGCGCCCTTCAACGAAGTAGAGAAAAGACATATACCCTCCATTATGCGATGGCTTTCGTGGTCTCGATTTTCACCACGTCGTTAGCCCCATCCTTGATCGGAATCAGCGTAATAGTCTGACTTGCCGGGTCTCCACCGAAAGATCCCGACGTACTGCCCGTGTGACTCATGGCGGCGGTGAGCGTGATTTTGATGTGCTCCTCGGCCGCCACAGCTACCCGCGTGCCGTCCTCATCCACCTTGCGCAAGTAGAGGAGTGCCCCGGCGTCTGTCTGCCCCATGACGGGCAATTGGCCGATGTCCTGCACGTCGATAGTCAATCGCGGGTCGCGGCGCGTCACAGCGGCGATGTCGGGCCTGTGATCGCCGCTGTCACCTTCGTGGATGACGTTCAACCCCGTGTCGAGCGAAATGCTCTTGGTCTCAAAGGAAGTAGCCCCGTCAAAGATCGCCGGGCCGCAGGTGAACAGCTCTGCAAGGGCTGACGCGGCGGGCAACTCTGCATCAACCGCGATAATCAGCGGCTCGGTCAGTGGGTCGTTGGTGTCATCGTACACGCCGAAGGCTTCAAAGTTGACGGTCGCTGGCTCGGGGTGCCTGGCGTCAAGGCCACGGAACGCGACAAGCGGATCGCTCAACGTGCAGGATACGTGGTTGGCACCTGATGCAAATGTGCCTCCCGTGTCCAGCTTGCCGAAATACACGATGGTGTTCGTGCAGGAAAGGTTGTCGATGCCGCAAACGTCGAGAGCCACCTTGACGGCGGGGGTTGACCACGTAGCCCTCGGCTTCCACATCTTGATCGCCGCCATGGTCGGATATGGGCCTGACGCCGTGCGCTCGTGGAATTCCTCGATGCCATTGTCCACCACCGCATTGTCCACAGGAAACTGCGTAGTGACAGGCGCGGAGGTCGTGGACGTGACGCAATACAGCGTGTAGAGTTCGGCCAAGGCCGTGACGGTGGGCGCGGTGTCGGCGGCGCTCAATACGATGGGCGCGTTGGTGCCGTCATAGGTGATGAATACCTGATATTCTGCGGTAGCCGCGCTGTCCTTGTCGCCATTGATCCGCTGAAGCGTGCAATGCCCCGACTTGATCGTGAGGCTGACGCAATCGGCGGACGCGCTGTAGGATGCGCCGGAAACGAGCTTCACAAAATAGAGCACAATGTCATCATCACCGGCAGACACGCCCGCCACGCCGCACGCGGCCAAGGCTGTGCCCAGCGCGGGGGTCGTAAAATTGCAGACGGGTTGCGCCGCAACCAGCCCAACGACAGTACTGTCGATGGAACTTCCCGCGCCCTCAACGAGCGCCTGAATCCCCGGGTCGATGCTCGACTGATTCACGGGGATGTGGGTCGTCGTTCCAATTTTCAGGGAGTGAAGCGTGTATTCCTTAGCCATGATGACCTCCTATTTGCGATGCCCGCGCATGAGTTTTAGTGGCGAGGATGTGGTTGCCATCCGCGTCAATTCTTTGTCCAGTAACTTTGCAAGTTCATCGGTTTCGGCCTGAGTGACCCTCGATAGCTCGAGCGCCTTGTTCGGGCCGTTGCCGTATACCTGATTCAAATATCTCGGGGCGGTGATGACAACCCCTGCGCCCTTGAAAGTCGATTTCACGTTGGTCTTCGATACGCTCCGCGCTTCGGCCTCCATGTCGCCGGACCACGACAGCGGATTCTGATGCCCCCATTTCGACATCTTGTCGCTCATGTACCCATCGGTGCGCTTGGCGTAGTCGTATTCGCGAGCGCCTGCCTCGGTGAAGTGCTTGGGGAGCATGTGTTTGTGCCAATGCCAGCCTACGGTTTTCCACGCGATCTTGAGCATGGCATTCCAGCGCCGCTTGGTCATGCCGGTGAATGACTTGTGGGAGAGGCCGCTCTGGACAAGGCCCAACTTTTGGATCGTGACCCGCGCCTTGTCAAACGTCGTTATTTTGTGTGTGATCGGAACCATGCTATGCGCCCATGAAATCCACTTCATAATCGATGCGATAGAAGTCCTCGCCCAATTCGGTTTCCTCGTCCTCGCTTGCCCGTTCGGGCTTGCTGGTTCGCCGTACAGCGCCGATATTGAGGCAAGCTGCCGTTCCTACCTTCTCCACCATTTCGCGGACGATCTCACCACTCGCATTCAGGAGTGTGTACGCCGCGTCACCGTCGTTGTGGGAATCGCTCGCCGCCATCATGAAAACAACATTCAGCGTGCCGGTGCTCATGCTGGTGCCCAGCGCAATAGCCTCATGCTGCGCATCGCCAACGTCCACCAGAGCGCAGGGCAGCGTGGTAGAGCCCACGGGTAGCGAGATGCGGTAGGCCCGCACCTTTGCCAGAGCCACGGATGCCGTCGAGGTCCATGTGCGGAACGTCGCGGAATTGGCGATAGAGGTCCGTAGCGCGTCTAGCGCCCCAGCCTCGAACCCAACTCCTACTACGTCCGCCATGTGTTACCTCGCTCGAATGTGGCCCCTGCCCCGAGTCCGCTGTGTCCGCGCTTCCAAAAACAACTCCACCGTCGCGCCTTCCCGGCCAATGTCGATAACGGCGTATGTGACGCCGCCAATTACGAACTTGTCTCGTGTCGAGACAGCCGCAACCGTCGCTGCGTTCGCCGTCAGCGTTCCTTGCGTAACCTCGATAATGCCGTCACCCTCATTTTCTTCAAATGTCCGCATGGGTTGCCACTGCGCCGTGATGTTGGCGGCTGCGACTCCGTAGGCCGTGTACGCAACCGTCTGCCCCATAGCCGCCTGAATCTCAGGTAAATGTGCCTGAAAAGCCGTTTCAAAGGCAGTAGCCATCAGATGCCGCGCACCTGGCCCGCCGCTGAATTGGACCCTGCCGGAATCCAAGCCGAAAGCGTCGTGAACTTGTTGACGCCAATCTCTTCGCGAGTGAACACCACGGACTCGCCGGGCGCGACAAAGCGATCATACGCGGTGGCGCTAGCCGTCCCGTTAAACGCCAAGTAGTAACCAACCACGTCTGGGTTCGTGACGGAGATCCGCGATGCCGGCGTGGCAAACGTCCACAGGCCGGAAGACACGCCGTCCGTTGGTGCGGTTGTCATGGTTGCGGCGGTGAATGCTTCGCTCATGGCTAGTATTCCTCCACGATGATTTCGATGCCGATTGTCTTGGTGTTTGCGTTGGCATACACGACATCAATCTCGTCGTCCTTGCTGAAAATCCATTCGAGCGGGGCGTAGTCGGTGGTTGACCACACCCAATCGGTGTCGGTGGTCAAGGTCTCGGTGTGAAGCAGCGTATCGTATGCAGCCCCCGCCCCGGCGTCCTTCGTTACCGTCAAATCGCCACTGCCGCCCGCGCTCAAGTGCATCGTGATCTGTTTCAGTATGTAGGGTGTGCCGGGTGCGACCGTCGTACTGAGTGCCGCCGTATTCCCGCCGTCCCGCCAACACTTCACCTTTTGCGTGTACGTGACTTCCGCTGCCGCAGCATTGACAATCGCGGGCCAGCATATCATCAGCGCACAGGCCGATACGGCTGCAACACACAGGATGACCGTCCATTTCTTTTCCAAGTCCCATTTTTTCATGGCACTGTTCCTTTTTTTGTTCGCGGCGGGGCCTGGGAGGATGAGGCCTAGACCCCGCCGCATTGCGCCACTGAGAAGGAGACTTACGGTGTTTCCACGGATGCCGTGATCGTGGGCGCTGTGCCCACGTAGGTGATGAGGTATGGAATCTCGCAATCCAACGGTTCCGCGCTCACGAGAATCCGAACCTCGATGGCCTCGCCAACGGGGCCGAACTCGAAAAGCTGGCCGGATTCCGTGATTGTCAGGGAGCCATTGCCGCTTGCCGTCACCTGCGTGCCAGCCTTCAGCGTTCGAAAATTTGTTCCGTCCGCCGAGCCGACGCAGACCGTATCAATGGTCTGTGCGGCCGTGGCCTTCGTATCCCAGCCCGTCGTTGTCTTGTTCCAATCAAGCCAAATGGACATCGCCGACAATGGACTTGCGCCGGGATCAATATTCAGGATTGCCGTGCCTGCCTCCTTCGTCCAGTCCTCTTCGGAAGCGTCAAGGAAGGCTTCGCCAACGGAACTGCCAACCACGGATTGCGCGGCCAACTGATTGAGAATGCCCTTGATGTAGGCGATGATCGACGCCGTAGTGCCTACGGTCGTGGTTGCGGCGTCGGCCTTCGCGCCGATGCCGTAATGGGACAATCGTGTTTTGGTGCTGTCTGTCTCTACTGTTCTGGATGCCATTTCTGCGCTCCTTGTTTTTGTGCTGGTGGCGGGCCGCCGTCGCGACCCGCCGCCAACCTGTTATGTTCATGGCCCTACGGCCAAGAGTCGCCTACGAAGGCACGGGTGCGGTCGTCGCGGTCAGGTTCTGCACGACGCGCACGTAGTCAGTAGCGCCGACCTCGCAAGACCACGCGATGCGGAACTGCGCGGCGATACGCGCCCGCAGGTAGGATTCGGTGTCCGCGCCCAACGTGACGTACTCGAATCGCAACCTCCAGACGCGCTTGAACTGGCGTGGGAAGTCGCCGAGATACCATGTGGTCGTGGACAGGTCATCCATCTTCGGGCTGGACACGATTGTGGGCCGGTTGATTCCGCGCGGCCCCCAGGCGTTGAGTTCGTTCGTAACGCCCGGCTGATCCTCGCTGCCCAACAGTTTGAAGGCGGTGCCCTGGAGGGCGGACGGCACGAGCAACTGACACGAGGAAATCGGATTCGAGATCCGTTTGCCGCGTGAGTTTTTCATGGCCACCAGAACGGCCTTGGCGTTGTCGAGGTCGGTTTCGTCCACGAGCGGATTCGAGTTCACCCGCGTGCCGCTCGGTGCCCTGGTGCCCGGCGTATTGGCCGACGCTGAATAGAGCGCCGTGCCCGCGCCGTTGGGTCGGTAGGCGTAGGGTTCCGCAGCACTGGCCGTGGAGCCGTTCAGATCCGTAACCCGCGAAAGCGTCTGCTCTTCCACGAATTCCGCCGCCGTTTCGCCCAACTGGTTGATGCGGTCGATAAGGCCCGGCACGTCGTTCTCTTCGAGAGTTTCCGCCGTGATGGACAGGCGCCTGCCGTTGCGGAGCTGCCGGATTTCGACCCGCTCTTCACCGGCTGCCATCTCGGGGAAGTCCTTGCCTTCGTCCACACGGTCGATGGTCGTGTCGTGGCTGGTGATCGCGGCGAACTCAGAAACCTTCTTGTTTGTGTCGGTGTCTGTCACCAGCATTTCGCCGATGGTCGGGACACCCGCGTAGGCTTCGTTGAGCGCGACGGCGGTCATGCCGCCAGTCAACAGCGGGAATGCCGCCGTGGTGACGGCACGCATTTTGCCACCGATCATCGCCTGCGTCGGGACTTTCGTGTCGTAGGTGAGATCGAAAAACCGCTGAAGGCTTCGCACATTCTCCCATCGGAAGTCCTCGCTCGCCATGAGTCGCTTGACGGTGCCCGCCGGATCGCCCTGAAGCGCGGCCCGCAGCGAATCATCGTCAACGCCGCTGGGCATGATTTGAATGTCCGGCACGAACGTTCGTTTCGTTGCCATGTTTCTTGTTCTCCTTGGTTGGGTTACACGATCACGACAAACGTCGAGTAAAACGACGCTTTCAAGTCGATGGTCATGCGAACCGTGCCGATGGTCTTGATGGTTGTGCCGGCGTCGCCAGACACGTCATCCGCAAGGTGGCCTTGATGGTCCGGGTAGTGCTCCTGGCCTACCGCTGTGCCGAGGGTGTTGCTTCCGCCCGTGGTCACGACTTCGCTGGAGCTGTACGTCATCACAGTGCCGTAGGGGGTCGCGGCTGCCGTTGCGAGGTCGAATTCCCACACGTCACCGGGGCGCGGAACGTACACGCTGTAGTACCCCGCGCGGTCGCCGGATTTGATTTCCTCGGCCGCGATTGCCACGTCGCCGTCCATGGCATAGTCTGAGTCAAGCGGCACGAATGCCGTGTTTGTGTCGCCAGTGAACTCAAGAAGCTCACCGGCGGAGATCGCTTGCGTCGCGCCCGCCTGGAACAAAGCGAGCATCGTCAGTGGTTCGGTTGCACCGTCGAGGTTTCGCACCCACCGCGCAAAGTTGTTGGTCGCCATGTTTCATTGCCTCCTTACCCGAGAAAGCCGCGGACAAGCATGTCATCGGCGATTTCGGGTTGTTTCGTCGCTTCGGTTTCGCGCGGGGCCGTGTCGGGTTCTTGGTGGCCGGCGGGTTGGCTTTCACCGCCAAGTGCGGCCAAAAACGCATGGCGTGCCGTTTCGACACTCACGCCTTCGGCCACAAACCGTTCGGCCAAACCTTCAAGACCCTTGGGCGTGCGTGCGCGGATAATGTCGGCCCGCTCGCGTTCCGCCTGCGCGGCGCTCGGCTCGGTTCCGGGTGCTTCGGCGGGTGTGGCCTCCGGGGCCGCACGCTGCTCTTCCTCGGTTTTCGGCGTCGTCTCGTCCGCCATGCTGGATTCCTCCGTTGTTGGAGCCAGGCATCGCTCAACGGCGCGGGCTAATGCCAGCGCCATGGGCGAGAGGTCCGACTCTTGATGATCTCTTCCAAAGTAAACCCGTCGCCTCGCCTCTTCATCGGCGGGGACGGAGACAACACTTGCTTCAAGTAACTCCCACTGCCTTACTACGATACCGGGGCCGACCATCTTTTCGTTGCCGGACCATCTTTCGCCCTCGCGCAGCACCTCGACGTTCTTTTGATCGTAGCGGTAGCCGATGGACATGGTTTTGACAAAGCCCGTGCTGACAAGTTGCCATGCGTCCTCGGATCGCTGGGTCTTTTTGGCAAACTCCACCTTCATGACGAGATCGCTGCCCTCAACATCCGTCTGTACCGGCTTCCCAATGACGGCCCCAACGGTCCAGCGGTCGTGGGTGTCGAGGATAGTGCCGACCTTGCGAAATCGCCGCAGATCCGCGCCCTCCATGACGAGGTATTCGCGGCCCACATACGTCTCGACACCATTCTCCGTCGCCGCCACGAAGGTTACTTGCCGCTTTTCCGCGTCAATATCGCGGGTTTCGACGCCCTCGATCAGTGCTCGTTGATCGAAGATCTGTGGGTCCGTGTTCGTGCTAGGCATCGCTTCCGCCCTTTTCGTTTTCGTCTTCCGTTTCCGGGGCTTCGAGTTCAAACTCTTTGCGCAGTTCCTTCTCGAGCTTTTCGGCTTCAAGGCGCTCACGCATGACCTCTTCCATGTCTGCGCCGCTCTCCGCGCAAATCCGCTGCAAGCTCGTCTTGCCCATGGCGAGTTCGAGTTCGGCGGCCTTGGCTTCCTTGATGGGGTCAACCCACTTCCAGCCGTTCGCAATCCAGTTGACAAGGCGGAAATCATCGACGGTCGTGCCGCGCAATCGGGGATCGTCGCGCAATTGGGCATCCTGCATCGTTATGAACCAAGCCCAATTGAGGGTGTCGATGAATCGCGATTGATGCTTCTCAAAGGTCTTGCGGTCGCCAAGCTGATCGGTGCGCGAACTCGAATAGGTCGATTGACTGAAGTCGTGAAGGACCGTCTGCCAACAGATGCCCAACGCCGCGCCAATCCGCCGGCAAAGCAGGATCACGAATGGCTCAAGTTCGGGTGACGGGAAATTCGGAACGACGGTCTGGATTTCCTCATCGCCATACAATTTGAACATCATGCCGGGCACGATTTGCTGCTCGAGCTGATAACCGCCTCCGACAGACTTGGCTTGGCTGCCGAAGAAGCCGGGCGTGGACGAAGGCGAACGGATGAAGGCCGCCAGGCACGCGGCAATCTGCACGCGCTTCAGGCAGGCGATCATCAAGGCGTCCAGGTCGCGAATGTCTTGCAGGATGGATGCACAGAATGGAATGCCGCGCGTTTGCCCCGGCCGCTTCGTTTCCTTGAGTAGTCGCATCTGGCCGGACTTGACGCGCACGAAGTCCGCACTATCGCCGATGAACCCCGCATTCTGAATATCGCCCGGGTGCCCCTTGGCAACCCAATAGGCCCTGGGACGCCCTGCGCCGTCGCGCTCTACTCCGTCACGAATGGCAGCTTGCGTGATTTTGTCCCGGGGCGTCGTAATGCGATCCGCCTCGATAATCTCGAACGCAACGGGTTGGCCGTACAGCCGTAGCGTCTTGCACCCTACGTCGCCGTCCTCGAATTCTTTGCGGAAGAGCTGGGCTTGCGCCTCGCCGAAGGACAGCCCGTCGATGGGGAACAGCTCCGGCGCACGCTCACGCCAGACGGCTTCGATGTTGCGGTTCTTGATTGGGTCGCCAGTCCGCGCCTGACCGACCATGCCCGTACCGATAACATTGGTGGTGAATGTCTCGGTGAGGCCGCTCCCCAAAGCGTCGTCTCGATTCAGTTCCCGGGCACGCGAGCGCAAGACCGGCAGGTCGGCGAGGCTTTCGGAGTCCGCAGATCCACGTCCGCCGCTCCATGGAGTGCCGCTCCCGGACTTCCCCGCGCTGGCGTAGCCGCGTGCGTGTTGGATGGCGAGCCAACCTGCACGGTAATCGTAATCCGACTCCATCAGGCGAAGGTGTTGGGCGGCGGCGGCCCGGCCCGGGGAAAACAGCCCTAAAGCCGTATCGAAACCCCGTGAAAGCCTGCCGCGTTTTGTGGCCATCAAGAACGTCCCATGGTTGTGAAGATCATGCGCTGGTCGTCCGCCGCGCGGGTGCCGCTGACTTCTACCGCGTCGATGGCGTCCTTGAGCCCGCGCAGGGATTCGCGCTGCTCAATGAGTTCGCCCGCATTGCCCATCTTGAGCGCCATGCCCGCAAGGATGGCCGTGGCCTGCGCGCACTTGACGCGGGCCGTGGTGGTGTCACCAGTACCGAGCGCATCGGCGCATTCGGCGCACTTGAGCTGATAGGCTGCTACGGTGATTTCGAGTGTGGCCATGCCTCGCCTTGTTGCGGTAATCCGCGATAATCTACGGAATCCCGTGAATCTAAAGTGTGTATACCACAGACGAGCGAGAATGTCAAGGGTGTGATTTTGGATTAAAACAAGGAAAGGTGGTAACTTGTTACCGTCCGATCTTCCACATCGCCTTGTCTTTGGCTTGGGCGTACCCGGAACCCTCGGAGATCGGGGCGCTCGCGGCGTTCGCGGCCTTCGGGGCTGGGGGCGGTGGCGCTGCCTGAACGCCACGAATGGCGTCAACGATATTCAGCCCGCACAGGCAGCCGTAAGTCACGTCGAGATAGTGATTGCTCCGGTGAAGCTGATTCCAATAGATGCGCGGCCCGATACCCGGCACGAATTGCTCCTCTTCGCGCTCAGCCAAAACTTGCTTGCAATAGGTCAGGTGCGTTTTCTCGTCGGCGGCGTAGAGCATGATGGAGCCCTTGGCAGCAGCCGGAGCCGCCAACCCCGCGTGAACCAGGCGCTTCCAGTAGTCGGAATGAAGCTCGACCAAAATGATGTCGCGGTTGGGCGGGGCCATGCGGGACATAACCCATTCGTCGCCGATTTGCCTGTCCTTGTGCTCCTTGGGCTTCTTCCACGCCAATTCGTTGCGGGCTGTGCCCAGACCCTTGGCAGCCAGGTAACGCGGCTGCGTGCCCTCGAGCACAAACTCGTATACGATGCCCGGCTCATAGCCTGAGTCGATCAAGGTTAGATCCACGGGCATGACCGTGCCGTCAGCCTTGGCCCAACCGTGCTCGATTGTGTCCTCGCGAAACGCCCGCAACGCCGACAGGATGGCCGACTTGGCCGTCTCGCGGCCCTGCCCCACGTCGATGCACCCGTAATCGACGATATGCGGCCTGCCGTCTGGACCTGAAGCAATCGCGCCCCACCAACATTGGTAAAGGCCAACGTCTATGAAGACCACAACCTTGTCGGCGGTATCAGGCACGATACCGTGGGGCGTCTTCGTGATCTTGGTCAGAATAATGGCGCGGGTCAAGGCCGAGAGGTCCGTCAGCTTCTCATCAAACGGCAGCGTCCAGATGAACTGGTGGATTGGCTTCATGTCGTTTGGGTTGTCGCTGTGCGCCGCCCTCCATTCACGTTCGGCAATAGAGGCCATCGGGACAAGCGGGCTGTGCATGGCATTCCAGCGCACGCCGAATGTCGAGGTCTTGGGCGCGTCACCAACAAGTACGAATTTGCCACGCTTCTTCTTGATTTCCTGCCCACGCGACACGAGCATGGGGCTATTGAGCGATTCGGCGCGGTCTGCCTCGGTCCAGATGACACCGCACTCCTGGCAGACGTACCCAGCGGCCTGCTCTGCCTCTTCTTGCGAATCGGCGTCCTGCCAGCCGGTGAAGTATTCGCGCTCGGGATAGACGTAGTGGCCGCAATGAGCACACGGGATGACGACCTTGGTGTCGGTGCCGAATTTCGTGATCTCGGTGTTGATGCGGCCGTATGCCGTGGACATGGTGCATTCGGAAAAGACGCGGGCCTGAAGCCCAAACGCCGCGCTACGGGCCTCAATCTGCTGAAGGGGGTCGCCCTCGCGGCTCGTTGCGCCCGGCTGGTCCATCTTGTCGATCTCGGTCAGACAGATGATGCGGGAGGTGTGGCTCGACATGGCCGCGTCCGACCCGCCGGCAGCCATGAACCGGAGAAGCGTTCCGTTGCGGAATCGAACTGTCGAGGTCTTGCCGCCACGGCTGCCGCTGCCGCTGGTCGGAAGTTGGTTTCGGAACCGGGATGACTGAATGATCGGCAATAGCCGCTCCTGGTAAATGCCTTGCGCCAAGTCCATCATCGGAACGCCCAAGATCACATCCTCGATCATCTCGAAAAGCGAGTACATGACCGGGATAGCGAGGAGCATGAGCGTCTTGCCGCCCTGCACGTTGCCGGATGCGAAGAAACGGCGATACGCGCCGCTATCGAACATATCAAGCAGAAGCCCCGTGAACGGCATAAAGTCAACATCGAAGTGGCGGCCCTTCTTCGGCCCGTTCGGCAGCACGATCTCCGCCTCGGCAAATTGCCGATAGGTGCGGACCTTTGGGGCCTCGGAGTGACGCACAAATTCCTGCGTCTCACCATCAAGCGACTCGCCAAACAGCGCGTCAAATCCAGATTGTTCGCTCACGACAAAACCTTGATCGGCAACTTCCAATCCTTGCCCTCGCACACCTTGCAATGGAATCGGGCAAGGCCGGCATGGGTAGAGTGAAGCACCACGGCCTGAGCCATGTTGTCCATGAGTACGCGGTGGCAGTGAACGCATGGGCGCAGCGGCTTCTTTGCCATGGGGTACTCCACGGGCATCGGCTTACCCTGGGGCCAGAATCGACGGTCGGTGCCGTGGATCTCAAGGTCCATGCCGTCCTCGGGCGTGTGGACCACGGGCTCCTGCGTCACGATGTCAGGGGGGTGATTTGGCCTTCCGCTTGGATTTTGGCGGGGCCTTTGCTTTGACATTGGGCTTCTCCTTGGGTTGAAGTTCCTCATCCGGGAATTCAAGTTGGCCACGCCGCTCAGCAGCGGCCCGCTCAACCTCTTCGGTGAAAACGTCCAGGCATTCCTTGAATACGCCGTAGGGGGCCTCGCCGTGATCGCGCCGCAAACGCATGCCGCCCTCGCGAAGAATCGACGACATACGCATCAGCCGGCGGTGCATTTCGTCGCGGGGCACGAGTTCGCCGCGGCGCTGGGCAAGTTCGAGTTCGCGCAGGTCGGCGGTGGCGGCGCGTTGGCGCTCGAGGTTGGGGGAATCGCCGGGGGCAACGTCGATGACACGGGCTTCCTTCGATTTGCGGATCGCGTCGGAATGCTCGGCGAGAATGTCGTGGAATCGGCGGATGATGTCGGGAAGATTGAGGTAGCGACCACGAAGGGGCAAGGCGTGGCGGTCAGCCGATACGTGGAGAATCTTGGTTTCACGACCGGACATGCGGCGGTAGACGTGCTTCGGGATGTGGAGCAGATTCTCGAAGTCACCCCAGCTTTCAGTGGATTTGGCCATCAGACCCCTTGAATGAACGCCGAAAATAGGGTGTTTTGATATAAAAGTCGCGCGCTCTGTTCCG